TCATTTTCCTTGATCACATCACCTTGCTCGGCAATATGCTGTTGTCCAGTGGATCTGATTTTGGTAATGATGAGCGTCTGGTTCTTGATTCTGTCATGAAGAAACTAAGAGAGATCATTGAAAGAACCGACGTGACAATCCATGTAATTGCACATATCAAGAAGACCGATAAGAATGTAGACGAGGGTGATAAAATCTCCCTAAGTGATCTTCGTGGTTCTGGTTCTCTTGGTCAGATCTCGGACAATGTGTTTGCCCTTGAGCGCAATGCCCAGCACCCAGACCCCTTGATCAGGAACACAACCAACCTAAGGTGTCTTAAAAATCGTCGTGGTGGCCGTAGAGGCATCGCTTCTGCCTTGTGGTACAATGAACAAACCAGCAAGCTGGTCGAGGTACCGTTTACGATTACCCCTGAAAACGAGGTATTGTATAGACACGAACTTGTAATGTAAGGAGATTAGATGAAAGTTTATGCCTTTGACATCGAAGCAAATGGCCTCCATGAGATCATCAAGGAAAAGAAAGGCTATAAAAAAGAGTTTGACACCGTATGGTGTCTTTCTGTTGTTGATATAAACACAGGGGAATCCTTGTTGTTTGAGCGTGACAACATCTCCTATGGCGTTCAAATCCTAGAGGAAGCCAATGTAATTGTCGGTCACAATATCTATGGGTTTGACATACCCGCTTTGGTCAGGAAGTTTGGTTTTAAAATCAAAGATCCGTTCACCAATGTAGTAGACACGCTTATCCTTAGTCGTTTAATCTACGGAGATAAGCCACCTACTGCTGACAACAGCCACTCTCTTAAGGCATGGGGCGAGTTTCTTGGTAACAAGAAAGACAATTACAAAAGCGGTTGGGACGAATACTGTAGAGAAATGGGTGAGTATTGTGTTCAAGACTCTAGGGTTACCAAGGATCTTTATCATTTCCTGATGAAGGAAGCAAAGAAAAAGAATCTAACAGACGAAGCCATGCGCCTTGAACATGTTGTTGCCAACATTGTTATGGGTCAGGTAGAGAATGGGTTTGCTTTTGATGTTGACGCAGCTGAAAAACTAGTAATGGAGCTACAATATGAGATTTGCCAAATCAACGACCAAATGCAAACGACATTCCAACCAATCGTCACTCCTAGATATCATAAGACGACTGGAAAACCCCTCAAGGACAAGGTCGAGGTTTTCAACCCAGGGAGCAGACAACAAATCGCAAAGAGGTTGTTTGAAAAGTATGGATGGGAAGCACCCGAAACAGAAAAAGGAAATCCAAACGTCGATTGTGAGGTTCTATCTAAGCTAGAGTACCCAGAGGCAAAGATTCTTTGTGAGTATTTCGACAAAGAAAAGCTCAAGTCTCAGGTAGAAGACTGGATTAACAGAGCTAGCCTTTCTAGAGATGGTCGTATACACGGCCTTGTAAACACTCTTGGAGCTGTTACTGGTCGTATGTCTGCTAGGGAACCAAACCTACAGAATGTCCATTCCGACCCAAGAGCAAGAGCTTGTTTTATTGCAAGCAAGGGTAAGAAAATAGTAGGTGCTGATCTCAAGGGTCTTGAACTTAGAATGCTTGCCCATTACCTGTGGCCATACGATCACGGTACTTATGTAAAGGAAGTAACCCAAGGCGATGTCCATGTCTTAAATCAAAAAGCCATGAATGTAGAAGACAAAGATACAGCAAAAACTGGTATTTACTGCTACCTGTATGGTGGTGGTGATGCCAAATTTGCAAAGACCATTAAGACAACCGAGCGCAAAGCAAGAAAAGTTAAAGAAAACCTGACAAACAATATCGTTGGATTGAATAAAGTGGTTGAAAACTGCAAGTTTGATGCCATTGCCAACAGTTTTGTAAAGCCGTTTAACTGGAGACCTGTGTATGTAAGAAAGCAACACGCTGCCCTTAACACACTATTGCAATCATCTGGTGCTCATATTGCAAAAGCATGGTTGTGTATTGCTGACAAGAACCTTAGGGATTCTAAACTTCCTTATAAATGGTTAGCAAATGTTCATGACGAGGTTCAGGTAGAAACCAATCCTGAACATGCTGAAGAAGTCGGTAAAATTATCTGCAAGGCCGCTACAATTGCTGGTGAATACTTCAGGTGTAGTTGCCCTATCGAAGCAGAATACAAAGTAGGAAACAACTGGTCGGAGACACACTAATGTCAAGAGATTATAAAGATGAGTACAAGAAGTTCCAATCCTCGGAAAAATCAAAAAAAGACCGAGCGCACCGTAACAAAGTTCGCCGCGAAGCCCTAAGAAAAGGTCGTGTTAAAAGAGGGGATGGCAAAGACATTGACCACAAAGATGGAAACCCTAGAAACAATAGTAGATCCAATCTTCGTGTGGTTTCCAGATCAACTAACAGGGCAAAAAGATGAACTCTGTTTTGTTTATAAAACAGGTAACCGACTTTATAGCAAAGCATCCGGACCATCCAATGATTGTTGAGTACAATAGAGGTAACATTGGGCTTGGGTATATCATTAGAAACTGGGACAAACTACAAAATGAGACTAATTCAAATCTCTGGAGTTGGGCGAGTTGGGAAGACAACCCTAGCTCATATGGTGTGCAAAGAAGCCTTTGAACTTGGATACAGACCAGTTATTATTCCTTTTGCAGATGCAATCAAAAAAGCCGCTGCCAAAAAAGGATTAACTAAAGAATCCAATAGTGAAGAGTACAGAAAGTTTTGCCAAAAGACTGGGGCTAGCAAGAGAAAGAAAAACCCAGATTATTGGGTGGATGAAACAGAAAAGGCAATCCTTGAGTACATGGAAAAGGAAGTAAACAATAAACGTGAACTGCTCACTAACTGGGAATATGTTATTGTGCAGGATGATGTTCGGTACATGAATGAACTTGCCTTTGGTCGCAAGCTAGCTGCCATTCAGTTGTTTGTTTATGCGGGAGACCGTCAAATTCCCGAGCACAATGCAGAATGGAGAACACATGAATCGGAAACCTTGGCTAACCAAGTGTCGGCTTTTATGGGCATGGCTAACTCTGAGTACGACGATCTTTATGATGCCGTTCTATACAACTCAGGAACTTTAGAAGATCTAAAAGAAATGGTAAAAACCAATATCCAAGATTGGCTTAGTTCTTCTTGGATTGAATTAGAGGAAGACAATGGAAGCAATTCTTGATGGAGATATCATAGCCTATAGGGCTGCGTTCTGGGCTGATGTAGAAGGCGTTGATGAACTACCTTACAGAATTAAAAAAGACATTGAATTGTGGACACCCAAAGGTTCTACAAATGTCATTGTTGCCATGTCTTGTCCTCGTTCCGATAATTTTAGACGAGACTTTTGGCCTAGGTACAAGCAACACAGAGATGATTTCAAATCTCCAGATTCCATGAAGGTTGCTCTTGAGTGCATCTACAATACCTGTACAACACGCTGTGTTGCCAGACTAGAGGCAGATGACCTTATTGGCATGCTTGTTAGTTCTGGTAGGGCAATTGGCGTAACGGTTGACAAAGACCTTAGACAAATTCCTGGGGTTCACTGGAACCCAGATAAGGAACCAGAACCCGTTACGGTATCCCAAGATGATGCTGATTTCTATTTTTATCAACAGTGGATGACTGGAGATACTACCGATAACATTTGGGGTTTATGGAAAATTGGTCCAGCCAAAGCCAAGAAACTTCTTATGCTAAAGCCAAGAGAAGCCTGGGATTCAATCATTATGTCAATGTACCAAGACGAAGACTGGGCTAAGCGGCCAGAAGAAAAGCGTCCTGTAGAAATGTACAGAGAAGAGTTTGCCCTGTCCCAGGCACGGTGCGTAAGAATCCTAAGGAACGGGGATTACAACAAAGAAACGGGGGAAATTAAGTTATGGACCCCTAATAACAATGCAATTAGAGACATTTTGGAGAACAAGGATGAGCAATAAACTACTAAACGAAGTCGTGGCGGTTGATAAGTATTGTAGATGGCGTGATGACCTAGGTCGAAGAGAGACCTGGCATGAAGCTGTTGACCGCTATTTTGGTTATTTAATCAATAGGTTTAACCTTGGGGAACTACCTGTTGAAGCTCAAAAGGCACTGCATGATGCTAGAACGCTTATGTACAACAAAGAAATCTTTGGTTCTATGCGCGCTCTTTGGTCAGCTGGTCCTGCTCTCGACCGAGATGATGTCTGTGCATATAATTGTGCTTACATGCCAACCAAGTCGTTTCAAGACTTTCAGTGCGCCATGTATATCCTTTCTTGTGGTACTGGTAATGGTTTTTCGGTAGAAGGTAAGTATGTTTACCAGCTACCAGACCTACCCAAGCATTTGGATTACTCTGGTGTTATTGTAGTAGAGGATTCCAAGGAAGGATGGGCTAATGCTCTTCGTCAGTTCTTGGATAGCGTATTTAGCGGTGTTGTGCCTGTTGTGGATGCTTCCAAGGTTCGTCCAAAGGGAGCAAGACTAAAGACATTTGGTGGTAGAGCCAGTGGTCCTGAGCCATTTATCAGACTTATTGATTTTATTACCAAAACCGTAGAAAAAGAGATGAAAGAAGGACATACCAAGCTTACCCGTGTAAGCGCCCATAAGATTCACTGCATGATTGCAGATGTCATCGTGTGTGGTGGTGTCCGTAGATCCGCTGAAATCTCCCTTAGTGATCTTGAAGATGATCAAATGGCTACGGTAAAGTCTGGTAACTGGTATGACAAGGAGTTGTTCCTGTCCAACAGCAACAACTCGGCTGTCTACGAGCAAAAGCCCAGCATGTCTACCTTCCTCAAGGAATGGTCTTCGTTGTATAATTCATTCAGCGGAGAGCGTGGTATTTGCAACCGTCAAGCCATGAAGACAATCGCCAGGGCAGCTGGTCGTGATGACTCGTATGATTTTGGTACAAACCCGTGCAGTGAAATCATTCTGCGTCCTTATCAGTTCTGCAATCTTTCTACAATCGTAGTTAGAGAAAACGATACCCCTGTTACTTTGATTAAAAAGATTACGGCAGCCACCATCCTCGGTACTCTCCAGAGTGCCATGACAAACTTTACATACTTTGAAAAGATTGGTGCTACTGAGTGGAAAAAAAACTGTGAAGAAGAGCGGTTGCTTGGTGTTTCCATGACTGGTATCTTTTCAAACAATTTAATGAATGGTGGTCATGGTCCCGAAGAATTGCAAAAAATCCTTTCAGCTCTCAAGTCTGTTGCAAAAACCGTAAATGCTGAATGGGCTGAATACGTGGATATTAACCCATCCAAGTCAATTACTTGCATCAAACCAGAAGGAACTACATCCAGCGTTGCTGGTTGCTCTTCTGGTATCCATCCTGAATACGCCCCTTACTTTATTCGTCGTGTTCAGTTTAGTAAGAACGAACCAATCACTCAGTTCTTGATGGATCAAAAAGTACCATGGGAAACTATTTTCGGCAAGCCAGATATGGTTGTCTTTGAGTTCCCCTGCAAGGGTCAGGGTGTTACAGCAGATCAGGTTGATGCTATTGGTCAGCTTAATCTGTGGTTAGCTTACCAACTTTGGTACTGTGATCACAAACCAAGTATCACTGTTTACTATAGAGACAACGAGTTTATGCGAGTTGGTGACTGGGTCTGGAATCACTGGGATTTGGTTTCTGGTGTTGCGTTCCTACCAAGGGATGACAATGTCTATACCCAAACCCCGTTTGAAAAGATTTCAGTAGAAAAGTATGACGAACTGATGGCGAAAATGCCAAAAGAAATCAATTGGAGTCTTTTGCCTTTTTATGAGGAAGAAGACAATACCACTGGGTCTCAAGAATTCGCCTGTGTTGGGGATTCCTGTAAAATCTAGGAGTCGCCATGTCTCAGTATTTTATCGAAACAGAATATGATATGGATCTTGTTATGGCTGAAACCATTAAGCTAATTAAGCTTAACTATACAGCAGTAAACATCGGGTTCCATAATAAAAAGATGGTAAAAATTTTTCTAGACAATCTTAATGCTTCTCTTGAAGAGCAACAGATTGAAAAAGACAAAAAAGTAGAAATCAATATTACGGTGATGGCATGAATAGACTAGAAATTCTTCTTGCTAGATTAAAAAACAATCAAATTGTAGACCCAGATCTTAAGTTTGCCCTTAGTATTATTTTGAAGGATAGGTTACATGTCATTGAGAATAACGAAAGAATTGATGGACTACCTGACAAGACTAATAACTCTGAGTCCATCAGACCTAAAACTAAAGGATTACGACAGGGGCTTCAAAGCGGGTCAGCTAGAAGTAGTGGAGAAACTGAAAGTTCTTTACGAGAAGGAGAGTAAACATGGGAGGTAAAGCACCTAAAGGCCCAACTCAAGAAGAAATGGACGCTCAAATGAGAAGAAACGAAGAGTTTCAGATGCGTCAATTTAACATGCAAAGACAGTATCAACTTGAGGCAGAAGAGCGTATGCGTGACGAACGTGAGCGTCTTCGTATTGCTGAAGAACTTAAACGAGAAAGAACAGCCCAGGAAAAAGCCAATAGACTTGCTAGCGAAGAGCGTAGAGAAACCGCTGTTTTCCAGGAAATGACTGCTCAATCATCTAAAACAACTTCAGATGAATTTGGTGGTGGTTCTAATTTGGCTATGCCAACAATTGAAAGACCAATTTACGAATCACAAACAAGACCCAGCTAAGGAGAGTACATGAAGTCTGAAAAAACTATTAAAGAAAGATGGGAAAAACTAGACGCCAAGCGAACCACTCGTCTTGACAAAGCAAGAGCATGTTCAGCTATAACCGTTCCCACTTTGTTGCCTTATCACTCAATGAGTGGAGAGGATAACTTAATTCAGACTTATTCTTCGGTACAAAGCCGAGGAGTTACTTCTTTAGCAAGTAAAATCCTTAGTGTTTTAATCCCACTTAATGACACACCGTTCTTTTCTTTTGGGTTAAAAAACGGTCGAGAACCAACTAACGAGATCAAAGAATACTTGGAAAATTTATCGTTCCAGGTGTATAGAAAATTGATGTCAAACAACCTTAGAGAAATTGCTTATTTAGCAATGCAACACGCTATTGTAATTGGCGATGTTCTTATTATCATGGAAAATGATTTCTCTTTTAGGTTGATTAGACTTGATCAATTTGTAGTCCGTCGAGATGTAAACGGCAGCATCAAGGAGTTTATCTACCTTGAATTTATCTCTCCCAGTAATGAGGAAGATGCAATTGCTTATGACTTTATGTCTGGTGAAACAAACCAACATGGGTACAGAACAGTTTACATTAGAGTTTACCAAACTAGCGATGGGCAGTGGGCTGTAGAAAAAGAGATTGACGACAACATAGTTGAAGTTGGTTACTATGATGTCCTACCATATGTTGTAATCAGATGGTCTAGTGTATCTGGTGAAGACTATGGTAGATCCCATGTAGAAGATATCTATGCTGATATTAGAACCTTAGAAGCATATACCAGATCGGCAATTCAAGGTATGGCGGCTGGTTCTACATTCTTCATGGGAGTCAATCCAAGCGGAGTAACAGAAATTGATGACCTTGCTGGTGCTCATTT